GGATGAATATAACATTACTTACAAGATCTTTAGCATTTTCTACTGCATTAAAAAATGAATATAAACACTTTTCTTTAGAGAACCATTCTGGTCTATTACCACAATGTGTTCCATCCCTTGTTTCACATACTCTATAAATGATATCAAGCATTATTATAATCCTTAAAGATTCTAAACCAATCATGTGGGCTGTTATACCTCAACTCAAACTTTTCTGGGTCTGTAAGATATGACATCAGTAATAAGGTCTGATCATCATCAATAAGTTTGTAGTTAATAAGACAATTTAAATTCTTCATAACAAGATCCTTCAAAGTGTCCCACATCTTAGTACCAGCAACAATGTGACAACCTTGAATATACACATCACCAGTATAGATAATACTGTCAATAGGACGTTCTGGTTCAATGTCACGCATATTAAAGAAATGAATCTTGTCAGAGTCAAATGGATACTTCCATTCTAATGACTTTGGTAACGTATCAATTGTTCTAGCATATCCAAAATCAATCCATGCAGTCAAATCTGTCTTAACCAATCCAGATTCAATAGCATGACTAACGTATAGTGACTTAAAGATATTAACAAGAACATAATCAGAATGCCAATATTCAATCAATTGAGGATTGACCACCTTTTCATAATAATCAGGTGAATTCATAATCTCTTCAATCTTTTCTTTAACTTCACCAAACCCTTTTGGTAAATATGATCCCATAACAACAACTTGTGTTCTGTCTTCTAGACCATTTTGTTTTCTTATGTCATGCACTCTTTCAGCAAGGTCTGGTGTCGTATAGACAACCATATCATTTTTCAATTTTGCCAAGTAATTGAAGTAATCAAAATAAGTATCCAAACTACGGTGCTGATAATGCGGAAGAACTCTTCCATGTTTCTCCTTGGGTAAATTACCTCTTCCAATATCAAAGAAGGCTGTACAAATAGTTATATTATCACTCATATTTTTTCTCTATCTTATCTTTCCATTCTGGTACACGATTGTATTGGTGAACCATAACATATTTTTCACCTTTACTATTATAAACAAACTCACCATCAAAGGTGGGTTCTGGACACAAAAGGTTTGGTCTAAACTTGTGTATTTTAGTAGGGTCAGCAGTTGTTCCTGCTTCACATGCCCAGTTGATATCATGATCACAAAATTTGGTCTTATCTTTATAAGGATCAAGAGACAACATTACATTAACTGCTGCTTGATCAGGTGTAGGATTATGTGATGCTGATGCCTGTGCAAAATGAACTTTCAGTGAAAAATCTCTGAATGGTTCAAGTAAACCTGCCATTGATCCTGCATTATATATTGATGTATCTTTTAACTTATCATAAATGTCTTGTCCAAAACAATTCAGAAGATTTTCTCTTCCCCAATCTTCATCTTTATATTTTAATCCTTCACTACCATAAATCAAATGTGGTTTTTCATAACTGTAAAGACCGAATATCCAATCAGAAGGGTTTGTTTGAAATACTACATCAGAAATGTCTGTAGAAATGACATAACGAATATCATCAGATGAAAGTGTACTTAGATATCTCCAATACCAATAGTGTCTGAATGCCGGTACTTTATGGGCAATTACATATCCCACATGATAACCATCATTAGTAATATTCCTTTGATTAGAAACTAGTACAACTTCAACACCATTATCATTGAGTTGTTTAATAGTGTCATCTGCAATATTGAAAGCAATAACTACTTTCTTACCAGTAAACCCACTTCTGTTGATGGAATTGACCCAATATTTTAACTTATCGTAGCCATACTCCGATACAGCAGATATAATCAAATCTTTTTGCACAAATGTTCTCCCATTTCTATAATCAAATTTCTATAACTGTAAGGTCCAATATTCATACCAAGAGTATCTGTCAATTTTGAAGTGTCTAGTACAAATTGTTCTTTAAACTCTTCACTAGTAAATCTGATATTACCATTACCATACCCCTGTACAAGATATGCACCAATAAGACCAATCGGTAACCCTTCACCTGCACCAAGGTTATATACTCCTTGTGGTCTCTTTACACACACTTCTGCAATTGCTCTTGCCGAGTCATCAACATGAATGAAATCTCTTCTAGTTGATGGATGTATATTATACACTATTTCTCCTGATTTGACAAGAGAATTCATCAGATATCCGAAGAAAGAATTGCGACCATATTCAAACCCAAATAGATTTGAACCACGAATGATAGTAGATTGATCACCAAAGTCATCTTGTATCCTTGTTTCAGTTCTTAACTTATTAACACTATAATGATCAAAAGGATCTAGGGGATCTGTTTCTTTGAAGATTTTTAGTTCAGAATGAGAACCATATACTTTTCTGGTGGAGAGCATAATGAAATGGCAACCACTTTTACATGCTTTATTTGCTACATAGAAATCAAAATCAGCAGCAGTACTATATCTTGTATCTCTATACTCTGGATTTAATGCACAACCAACAACAGTATCAAAGAATGGAAGATCAATCTTGTCAAAATCTTTATGTGATACTTTGTAGAATTCTATATCAGGTCTTTTTACATTACAGAGAGCATTTCCTATAAAACTATTTTCACCAACTACTAGAACTTTTGTTGCCAAGGGAAAACTCCATTATATCTTTGATTCACAACTTTATTACCTAGTAAGAAGAATTCAGATTTAACTGAGCCATCATTACCACCTAATCTATAGTTTACTGTATATTCACCAGTGCATTTTACTTTATTGAAGTTCTGTAGCATGACATTAAAGAATACTCTATCTTGTCCCCAACCACCATGCCAAGCAGATGCAACTCTTGTTGCAATAGATGTTTTCAAGCAGTAACAATTGGTATCTATATGATTGTATTGAGCATATGGTGCCCATAGACCCAAACTCTCACAATCATCTCTACAGATAAATTCTTTATCACCACTGTATATATTTCTTAGAGAATACGTCCATTCCAAATCATATTGTTTGATTGTATTAACACAATTCTCAACGTGAGTAGGTTCTAACCAACAATCTTGATCTAGATAAAGAACATAATCAGTATTGACTAGATGGGTAAATGCGGCATAAACTCTATGACCATAGAACCCATTTGCACCTACATTTTCTGGAAGAACACAGAAATTTATATTATGTTCCCATAATTTATTTCTACCAATAAGTTCCCTAACTTTATCAACATGTTGTTTACCATCAACTACAAGATATAGTTGTGTATAATATGATTGATTAAGAACACTTTCAATTGCATCAATCAACTCTGGTGCACCAGTAGTTGGTAAAATCACAGTAGCGGTCATTATAATCCTCTTTAATAAATCTTTAAGAACGGTCCGTTCTTTTCACCGAATTCTTTTTTAGCACCAAAATAAAGGGTCATCATCCATTCATCTAATAACCCTTTCTTATCTATATCAACCCAAATCTTAGCCCATCTTAGCCCAATAAGTTTTGATGAAAATTTACCAGCAGAACTTCTTGTTTTACCTTCAAATAATATTCCATTTCTAATGATTGCTTCTGGTCCAGTTTCTACACCAGTATCGGTTTTAACTTCAAAATCACCTAAATCTATTGCATTACCATCAACCCTTTCTCTCTTTAGATCATTAATAAACTTTATCCAGTATTTGATATTACTTTCTGTCCATTTACCAGGATTGTCTATATTAGGGTCTTTTGCTGCTGATGCAGGTCGATCTAGATTGTGTTTTTTTAGAAATGCATCTAATGCTACTGACGATACCTTTCCTAACTTAGCACCACCAGATCGACCTTTAGGTGTTAAGTCAGTTTGCACCAAGTTTCTTTCTTTACTATATTGAAAGTTTCTTGCTTGACCATGAATTTCTTCATCACCAACATAAAAGTCAAATGCTATTTCTCCAGTATCAAACTCGTATGCATTTTTGTGTCCAACGGATAAAATGCATTTTACAGAACCCTTTTTGAGTTTGAAATTGAGATTGTGTTTCCCCCCACCCATGTTTGCAAGTTCTGCTTTTGCTTTAGTTGTTTTTGGGGCAATTGCTTTTAATGAGATTGGCACCATAATTTTGGAAGTCATCAACTCTTTCATATACATATTTAAAGCAATGAGATTAGTATCCTTATCTGGACTAGAAGTTATGGTCTTGAGTTTTTCCATAACTTCTTTTTCATTATTTGCTTTTATCATATAGATATCTGCTGGATTCCATCTATCCTTTACAGATACTCCACATTTTTTCTTAGCAATATCTTCTATAAAAGGCATAAAACCTTTATCCCTTGAATAGTTATATTGTTTTGAAGTACCGAGATATGCTTTTAATGCTTCTGCTTGTTTTCTGAATGATTCCATCCAATCATTACTGACATTAGGGTACACTTTCTTAACCAAGTTAGACAACTTAGTGTAATCTCTTTCATTTTTTTCAATATATGCTTCAAAATATACACGAGATCCATTCTCCTGTTTCTCGGTTTCTTTAGCGTCAGTTGCCATTTATGATCTTCTTGTAAATAGAACTATTTATCTACTCAAGGAATCCTTCCAGACCTTCTTGTTCTGGTTTATAGTTCAACAATAACAACTCTTTACGACCTTTCTGAGCTGCCATATATTCACCTGTAGAACGCATTGTATATGTCAAATCAAACTCAACAGGTTCCCAATTATCAGAGAATCGTTCCTTAACAATGTTATCTGCGTTATAACTGACCATAATATCCATTTCAGAATCATTACATCTTTCTGCAAATAGATTATGATCAAATCCCTTATGCATTGAACCATTCTTACCATAGAGATTGTCTTTGATATCATATGGTGGATCAAGATATATGAAACATTGTTTGTGTGGATGTTCAAACATAATCTCATAAGATAGATTAGTGATCTTCCAATTTTGTGAAAGGTCACGAAGGTGTCTTAGGTTCTCAATACCATTCAATGTAAAGTTTCTGATTGATGATTCCTTTGAGAATGATCCAGATTCAGTTAACCCAGAGAAACTACACTTATTAGCAATATAGAAAGCAATTGCCCTATCAGATTTTGATAAGTTCTTATCAGTAACCTGTGTCTTTGCTTTATTGAAGAGTTCTCTTGCTTTTTCTGGATCGGTATGTTCTCTTTTAATCTCTTTTAGATCATCAGAAATCTTATACCCATCTGATTGAATTTTCATATAAAAGTTATACAATGGTTCATACAAATCATTAACCCAAATGTCAAGGTGTGGATATAGTTTAGTAATGGCAATTGCAACAGAACCACCACCAAGGAAACCCTCTCTATACTCACTATAAGATTTCATATCAGGAAGATATTTAAACATCTTATTCACTGCACGAGATTTACCACCAGGATATCTCAAACTTGTTTTATAACTCTTCAACGGTGTCATACTTTAAATCCCTCAAACTTTTTCTTTGGGTTACTACTTGCTTGAACTTGTCCAACATCAACTAAATCTTGTTGTCCAGAATCTTCTACATCATACAATCTCATCTTTGATCTGTCAATACCTAATGCAAATCTTTTATATGATGTTGGATCTGAATACCTATTCTTCAACTGTTTAACCATAATCTGACCTAGTTCTTCCAACTCTTCTGAAGACACCAACGCAAACATTAAATCTGCCGTAGCCGGTAGACCAAACGACTCGGAAGTGTCTTCAAGACCTGGATCGGACGATGTAAACCCTGATCGTGTTGTCTGTGTAGCTGAAACTATAGGTACGGTGTACTCTACAGCAAGACCTCTCAACTCTTCAGCAATTGACTTGACATATGTGTATGAATTGATAGACGCACCAGGTTTGATACGAGAAGAAGTACAGATGTTAAGATAGTCAATAAAAATAATATCAGGTTTGAAATTACGCTTGAGATTAAGTTCATTTAATAATGCTCTAAAATGTGTTACAGATGCAGATGCAGTTGGGTATTCCTTGATAATCAACTTACCAGTAGTTTTCTTCTTAACTCTTGCAACTTTCTTATCATAATCTTCTTTAGATAACTTCTCAAGTTCATCAACTTTAACATTTAAAAGATTAGCATCTATTCTTTCTGCAATCTTCTCTTCCGCCATCTCTAATGTAATATAAAGTACATTCTTACCTAGAACCATACATGAAGAAGCAACATGACACATGAATAAAGATTTACCAACACC